CGATCACGGCGAGAGCGTCGACGGTCGCCGGTTCCAACTCGATCTCGTTAGGTTCCGGCTCGGGTTCCACCACAGGCGCTGGGAGCGTCGTAGACGTCGTCGTGGGCGGGAGGGTCGTGCTGGTCGTCGTGGTGGACGTCGTGGTCGTTGGGGGGCTTGTAGAGGTGGTTGGCGGGAGCGTGGTGACCGGTGGCGGGATGGTCGTGACCGGCGGGAGCGTGGTGGTGCTAGTCGTCGGCGGGACTGTCGTCGTGGTGGTCGAGGTAGTCGTCGAGGTCGAGGTCGTCGTGGGTGGCAGGGTCGTCGTCGAGGTGGTCGACGATGTGGACGTGGACGAAGTAGGTGGCGTCGTCGTGGTCGTCGGAGCCTGGGTCGTAGTGGTAGATGGCGGTGCCTCCGTGGTGGTCGTCGTCGGGGCGACGGTGGTCGTGGTCGTTGTCGGGGCGACGGTGGTCGTGGTCGTTGTCGGGGCAACCGTCGTCGTGCTCGTGGTCGAGGTTGTGGTGGTAGTCGAAGGCGGCGACCATCCCTCGGTCGAGAACGACACCGCCATCGACCCGGTCGGCACCTCGAACTGGCCGGTCACGCCCTGGTACGTCGCGAACCGCAGGACGTAGTCGCCTGCCTCGGGCGTTAGGTGCAGCTTCGCCGAGTAGCAGTCGCCGATCTCGGCGTGATTCCCGTCATCGTCCGAAGCGACCGTCGCGCCGGCTGCGTCAAACAGGATCAGCCACGGATCAGGCGTCGTGGCGAAATCCAGCGGGCAATCCACGCCGGAGCTAGCAATGACGTGCAGCAGCGTCTCGCCGTCCAGCGTGACGTTCCAGTCGACGAACGGGTCGTCGGCAGACACCGACACCGTCCAGCCATCGGCAGCGGCCGGGTGGACCGGCCCGACCAGGGCGATCAGATACGACGCCGCTAGTGCGGCTCTACTCGTCCGGCGGGTCCAGGTCTTCAGCCGCATCGTCGCCGCTCTCGGCTTCGGCGACGCGCGCACTCAGGACTTCGTTCTGCGCCGTGAGTACGGCGATCTCGAACTGTTCGGGGAATCGGGTCTGAAAGATCGCGAGAACCCGATCGGTCAGGTTGATTTCATTCATGGTGCCTCGGGTGGTGTCCAGGTCGGGCCAGGCGTCCAACTTGCCGGGGCGTCGCGCAGCTCCTGCCGGTAGGCGGCCCAGGCGGCTGCGTTGCCGGTCGGGTCGTCGGCGGCTTGTGTCCAGTCCGAAGCGGCGAGCAAGTCGTTACGGTGCAGCCGCATACGCTCAAGCCACCAGTCGTCGGGGACGTTGTCGGGGTCAAGGTCGTCGTTCAGGTCGATCATGTTCCAACCCTGTAGATCGAGAGCCACTCAAAACGGTCGCCGCTTGCCCAGGTCATCGGCCTGCTAGAGGAAAAACCGGTCGAGTGGATGCAATCGTTCCCGGCCGTATCGGCCTGCAAAACGTGAAGATTGACCGAGCTGACGTTCGAGCCACGGCCTGAACCTCGGTAATAGCGGTTCGCTGACGTGTCGACGATTTGCACGATCGTTCCGTTCGACAGCTCAAAGGTGGCAGAAGCATTCACTGGCAGCTCGGTTCGTACGTTCCCGGTGATGGCTGACGTACTGCCCAGTACGAAACGGCCTTGAACGATCACGAAGTCGTTCACGCGCTGATAGGTGCCCTCGACGGTGCCGTCGCCGACAGTCACGCCGCTCAGGAAGTTTGGCGTCCAGCTCTCGGTTTCGCCGATGGCGTTGAGGTCCGAGGCGTAGAGAATGTTGCCGCCCGTGAAGGGGAAAGGGTTCGTCATTGCGTCTGCGTCCTAGCGGTCAAAACTGCGCCGGATGAGAATGCCATAGTCGTTACCCTAGCCTGTTGTTTCCGAGAGTTCCGAGGTTCACGTCGTCAAGGATCAGCGGCGAGATCAGGCTGATGTTTTCGCAAAACACGGTGAGACGGGCACCGCTTGTCGGCGTAATATCCCAACCGACACCGACGATCATGCCACCGAACCGCAGAGTGTTCCCTGCGTTCTGTATCACGGCATCAACTTTGTCGCCGGTCGAGAACTTTACCATCTCCCAGCCGTCGTTCGTTCCGGGCATTACCGGCGGGAACTTGAGCGACCGAAGCACGATCGGTTCCTGCAACGCAGGACCGTACCGGTCGAGAGTCGCAGCGGCCGTGTCGGCGGTCGCCGCGTTCGACACGGTAAACATGCCCGTCCGTTGAATCGAGGTCACGCCGTAGTCGTCAACGACCCCGGTGGACGCCGATATTTCTTGCGCGACCCCAGCGGTCCGTTTCTTTATTTTCACCGACAGTGTGATGTTCCCGGACGCGATCCCTGAATCGGCGGTCAGATTGATCGCCACGAATCGCCGAAGCGGTTGGGTCGCGACGTAGTCGACCGCCTCGGTGCCGTCGGTCTTCGGGAAACGGTAATAGTCGGTCCAGTCTCCGAGCACAGTGTTGTCTTCGACGGTGATCTGGACCGGCTTGTCGAGGCTGTATGCGGTGACGTCGAGGAACAGCATCCCGCCGTCTTCATAATTTTCGCCGAGGTCTACAATGGTTTGCCGACCGAGCGCGTTGTATGCCAGCGTTCCAGAGAACAGGGTGACGGCAGACGCATCGAAGGTGTCTTCCATCGTAAAGTTTGCGCGGGTGTACCCGTAAGACGAACCGATATCAAAGTCGGCGGAACTGAACGGTCGGGCGTTCGCTGGCGGTGACCCTATGCGGGTGTCATACGCTGCGAGTTCTTCGACATGCGACAACGCTCCAGCCGTCGGCTCGTCAGTGATCGACGTGCCCAACCGGGGGCGGTAGACGAGCAGGTTTCGTTTCCCGGCGGCGGTCCGAAGGATCGGGAGGCCGTGGCGCACAAAGAAGTCGCCGACCTCAGCTTCGATCGACCGACGCAAATATTCGCCGACGTTCATAAACTCCTGACGCGCCCACACGTTCTGTGCGGCTGACCCGCCGTCGATCAAATAATATGTCGAAGTGAAGTTTGTGGCGGTGACGAGATTGTCGATCACAAACGGCATCAGCCCATCAGACCCGGCGTCGGCGTCAGCGAACGCGACGACATCGCCCTGCACGTTCGTGGCCGGGTCGTAGTAGTAGACCGTGTTGAAGTAGGTGCCGAGCTGCCCGAGCGCGTCCGTGACAGTCAGGTACATGCGGGATTGGAACCGGTCGCTGAGGTCAACCCTGGCCTCGACGATCACACCGGAGAAGAATCGTGGCGTGTAGTCGCCGAGGTCAGGCGATTCGCCGGTGACGGTCGTGAACAGGTCGCAGGCGACACCAACGAACCGGGCATTGCTGTAAGTCGATCCGCCGCCCGGCGTCAACGCCCCGTCCGTGTTGTCCAATTCGAGCGTCATCGTCCCGGCAGAGTACGAAGTCGACTGGGTCGTTTTGCCGTACCGGATCGACGCTCCAAGGATGCGTGTCACCGGGATCGCTGCGGGGTCGGTGCCGCCGTCTTTGTCTTTCGGCTGCAAGGAGAGCTGATAGGCCCACGTCGCCATTAGCCGATACCTGCCATCGGTGTGATCGGAATGGACCCGTTAAGGCGTTCGTTGTTGCGGAGGCTACGGATGATGTCGTCGCCGGAACTGCCGACGGGCATGTTGATCGTGATGTTCGTGACGCCCATGCCGCCCATGCCGCCCGGTAGTGGAGACGCTCCTGGAGCCTGGTTGAGGGGGACCACCATCTCCGGCCCTGCCTCCCCGATGAGCGCCATCGTCGGCTGCGTCACTACCCCACCGGTCGCCCCAGCGAACGCGCCGAAGTCGACCCCACCGATCTGGTCTACCAACTGTTTCGTCGTGATCCCGTAGGCCTGCGCGAATAGGTTGAGCCGCAGCTCGATCGGGATTTCGATGCCAGACATCGCTTGCAACGCGTTGATCGCATCGCCGATCTCCGTCACGGCGACGTCACCCGCCGCGGCGACCAAACCGATGCTCTGCACGAAGCTCGTGAAGACTGCATTCATTTCCGGCCCGTCGAGGTCACCACCGGCGTCGACGATTCTGCCGATCGCCGCTGCGGCTTCCCCAGCCATCCGCCCGAACTCCAGCTCCAGTTCGGGCAGCGACTTATCGCCCATGTCCTCGACGATCTCCTTGAAGTCGAGCGCCAGCATCTCGGCTTCGGCGAGCGCTTGTCCTTCCGACAGGATGGTGCCCATCAGGTCTCGGAACTGGTCCTCCAGCGACTCGGCCGCCTCGGTCGCTTCGTCGAGCGCGTTAGCGATGGCGAGCGTCGGGTCTTCGGCGTCTTCGAGTTCGTCGGCGAGGTCGCCCGTTTCGATACCGGCGCGCTTCGCTTCGACTGAGTAGCCGTCGGCGCTCTTCGTGATGTCTTGGGTGATGATGTCGATCCGGCGAGCCATGTCGGTGTACGACATGCCTGCGCGAGTCCAGGCTGCCAGGATCTTCTCGCCGTCGAGGTTGGCGTCATTCAGGAGCTTCGCCGCATCGGCGGACTTGATGAACTCCTTCGACTGCTTCTCGATTTTCTCGCGGCTGTCGTCGAACGCATCGGCGACCGCGTCGACGACGCCGAGCATGCTGATCAACTGATCCTCTTCAAGTTCAGTTGCGTTACGCGCTTCGATGAGAGCTTCGGCGACTTTTCTCTCGGCTTCGGTGAGCCCGTCGAAGTTTTCGCGAAGCCTGACCCCGTCCTCGTTGAGTAGCCTCCCGGCAGACCTCATTTTCCCGAACCAGTCGGACCCGTTTTCCGCTGCGGCCGCAACTTGGTC